TATAACAGCAACTAATAAAGCACTCGAAAGAATCCAACAAACTGATCCACTTGTTTACAAACTTTTGAAGAGATGTTGGCAAGAAGCATTCGGCGATCAGGTGCCAGAGGCAGAGATCCGAGAACGTTTATTACAAGAAGTTGTTTTGAACTCTCAGGATACTGATGTTGAGTTTGTGGTTAACAGTATTAATACGGTGCTTGCCACTCGATGATTGACTTCTGTGGTAAATAGTAGTAGAATAGTAGTATATTGTGAATGGAGTATATCATGCGTGAAGATTTCTTATGGACAGAAATATATAGACCCAAAACCATCAAGGACACCATCCTTCCTGATGAAGTAAAACAAACTTTCCAGCAATTCGTAGATAATAAGAGCATACCTAATCTTTTGCTAACTGGCAATGCTGGGGTTGGTAAAACTACTGTCGCCAAAGCAATGCTGCATGAAATTAATGCAGATTACATTATGGTTAATGGATCTGAAGAAGGAAGACGTCTTGACGATTTTCGTAACAAGATAAAAAACTTTTCTTCTAGTGTTTCTCTTGCTGGTGGAAGAAAGTATGTAATTGTCGATGAAGCAGATTACATGAACCCAGAATCTGTTCAACCTATGCTTCGAAATTTTATTGAAGAGTATAGTAAGAACTGCGGTTTTATTTTCACTTGCAACTTCTTAGCAAAAATTCTTGAACCAATCCATAGTCGATGTTCAGTTATAGAGTTTAACATACCCAAAAAGGTTATGCCTAAATTGGCAGGGCAGTTCTTTAAGCGTGTTGAAACTATACTAGAAGCAGAAGGCGTTGAGTACGATCAAAAGGTTGTCGCCGAACTTATTACTAAGCACTTCCCTGACAATCGCCGTATTCTAAATGAACTTCAACGGTACAGCGCAACAGGTAAAATTGATGCGGGGATTCTAGTAAATCAAAACGATGCTAATCTAAAAGAACTTATCGCTGGTATGAAGAACAAGGAGTTTTCCGTAGTGCGTAAGTGGGTTGCTCATAACATTGCTGGCGATTCTGTAGCATTCTTTCGTAAGTTTTATGAAACTATACATGACTATGCTAAACCCTCTAGCATACCGCAGATAGTAGTAACGCTCGCTGACTATCAGTACAAGTCTGCTTTTGTCGCAGATCAAGAGATTAATACCATCGCGATGCTAACTGAAATCATGGTGGATGCAGAATGGAAATGAAAATAGGATTTACTTGTAGCACATTTGATTTACTACACGCAGGGCACGTACAGATGTTGCGTGATGCTAAAGAACAATGCGACTATTTAATATGTGGACTGCAAGTTGATCCTAGTATTGATAGACCTGAAAAGAACGCTCCTATTCAAACCATAGTAGAACGTCATACACAACTATCAGCAGTAAAGTATGTGGATGAGATTATACCCTATGTCACGGAAAAAGACTTAGAGGATATCTTAGAAATGTATAGTATAGATGTTCGTATACTTGGAGAGGAGTATCGTAACAAAGAATTTACTGGACGTGATATCTGTAAATTCAGAGGTATTCAATTATACTTTAATAGACGTGACCACAGGTTTAGTTCTAGTGGTCTGAGAAATAGAGTTTATGTTGGAGAAAATAGCAAGTGAACTTAATATATGATTTTGAAACGTTGAGTCAAAATGCTTTCAATGGAGCGATAGTATCTGTTGCTGCTTTGCATTTTGATCCTGAGCGTTTTATAGAAGATCCTTACGATTATATGGAACTTATAGGTGAAGCAAAAACTATGAAGTTTGATGTCGCCGAACAAGTAGAAAAGTATGGGCGTAAGATAGAAAAAGAAACTTTGGAATGGTGGAAGAAGCAAAGTAAAGAAGCGCAACAACAATTAAAACCTAGCAAGCTTGACCAACCGATAGAAATGCTTTATACTTTTATGTTTGATTGGATGGACATAGATGATATGAATAGAGTGTACACTAGAGGTAATAGTTTTGACCCTGTGCTTTTAGATTCTATTTGCGACACAATAGGTAAACCCAGACCAACTAAGTGGTGGGCAGTGCGTGACACACGTTCTACTTTAGAAGGTATGCTATGGGGCAGCGGTATTAAAGATAAGTTTATTCCAGAAGGTTTGGAAGATTTATTTGTAGGACATGATCCTTCGCATGATATCGCCATGGACGTTTGTAGAATTCAACATGTTGTGAGAGTATTAAATGGCTAAGAATAACCCATTCGACTATACTAACGCAATCAATGTCACCAAGAAAGACTTAATGCGTGGAACTGCTAATGATGATTTGGCAGAAAAAGGTTACAATCCATTTTTAAACAATCGTGCTTTATCATATCATAGTGATACTGTTTTCTTCGCTAACGAGATGAATATCCGTCATCATATAGATCATCTTCTACAGTTTGACTTTTTACTAAATATTGTCAGACCCAGAAAAAGAATGGCTAAATGGGATAAAAAAGATAATGATGGTGACGTGTTGATCGTTAGAGAATACTTTGGTTATAATGACACAAAAGCACGCCAAGCACTCGCCATCCTAACACCTGAGCAGTTAGATAAAATAAAAATAAAGTTAGAAAAGGGTGGCATAGATGATAGAAAACATGGTAGAAGTTAAACTCATTAATGAGGATGACTTCCTAAAGATTAGAGAAACCTTGACACGGATTGGCGTCGCATCAAAAAAGAATCGTACGATTTATCAATCCTGTCATATTTTACACAAACAAGGGCGATACTACATCGTTCACTTTAAAGAATTGTTTGCATTAGATGGCAAACCATCTAACTTTGGCGAAGAAGATATGGCACGTCGCAACACCGTTGCGAATTTACTTGCCGAGTGGGGTCTGGTTACTTTAGTTGATGAACAGAAAAGTAAAGAACCTGTTGCACCGTTATCACAAATTAAAGTATTACCTTTTAAAGAAAAGGGTGATTGGGAGTTAGTAGCAAAATATAATCTAGGAAAAAAGAGATAATACAATATGACTAATTTTGAAATGGTTCGTGAATTTATGAATGCTTTTGGGCAAGAGGTTAAAACTAAAACTGAGATGCCCGACAAAGAAACTCAAGTTCTTCGATATGCTTTGATACACGAGGAACTCAACGAATTTGTTACCGCAATGAAGCAAGAGGATTTAGTAGAAGTTGCTGATGCGTTAACAGATCTTCTCTATGTTGTCTATGGTGCTGGACATGCGTTCGGTATTGATCTTGACAAAACATTTGCTGAAGTCCAACGCTCTAACATGAGCAAACTTGGTGAAGATGGTAAACCCATTTATAGAGATGATGGTAAGGTCTTGAAAGGACCAAACTTTTTTGAACCAAACTTGAAAGAGTGTTTGAATTTAGGAGAATAATATGGATTTAATGGTATACTTTATTTTATGTGTAGTTGCAGGAGGTATTGTCTATATGATATTTAATGATAGACCGAAAGAAACTGAAACAGAAAAGCAACTTAAAAAGAATGCTCAGGATATTCTTAACAAGAAACCCAGCGCAAGTTCTAATACTCCCGCTGCCTGGCCATTTCCAGTAACAGATAGTCAACCTGTTGCTAAGACTACTGCTAAGAAGAAACCAACAACTTCTAAGAAAAAGTCTACAACAAAAACTACTAAAAAGAAACCAGTCAATAAGGCGAAAAATAATCCTTGACTGTACATGTAGTTTGCGGTATAATATATAAATATTATCGGAGTTTTTGGTGGGTGAACTTGGCAACAGAATCATCCACCTACACACAACACACAAGGAAAACTAATGTTAAAGATCTTACGCAAGATAAGAGATATTATTATTGAGGCACAAGAGAGACGTGCTGCTCAAAAAATAGCAATATATCTGAAGGAATACGATAGCGACTTTAGAAATAAAGATTATCATGATATAGTGAGACGAATCGTAGATAAAAAGAATCCAACAGATATTAACGGCAACCCAATCAAGGCAAAGACATGTACTCAATAGAATTCTATTTGGATTACGTTGGTAA